GGTTTATGATTTCGAACTTCGTACGGATACCGTTACACTTCCTGTTAATCGTGCCGACTCTCCTGTCTTCGGCTATAACTCGAGGTACTCCGATTGGAAACATATCGGTTCTACGTCTCATGGTGATTTCCGTACTACGTTGGCCTTCTGGCATCTCACTCGAACCTTCGCTACTACTCCTGATCTTGGTGAAGAATTCGTAACGTTCAATGATGAACTACAGGATCGTATTTTCAACGTGTCCGGCACGGACACGCTCTGGATGTACATCTATAATAAAGTTAATGTTAAACGGTCATTGCCGTATTTCGGCACTCCTATGTTATGAAATTCATATCTATAGCTTCGCCAGTCCTAGGGGCTGGCCAGCGCTTCTCCGGAAAAAAATTGGTTGTACCCAACCAAGCTATCTCTCTACAGGAAATTCTCGAACGCTTTACGCGTGGTGAACCTGTGGCCGTTGGTCAAGACGTCTCCTATCACGAGTCAGATGATGATCTCGAAAAAATCCAGTACATGGATTTAACTGAGCGCGATGAATTTATCGCGCAACAAAAGGAGACTCAAAAATCCTACGCTAAACAGGAAAAGCGTAAAAAGGCGGAAGCCGATCGTAAACTTCGTGAAGAAGCTATCGAAAAGCTGAAAGCTGAGGAAAAACAAAAAGGCGCCGACTCCGGCGCCCAGGCAAAGTAATACCTTGATAATACTTTGCTAACTGACACCGGATTGTTATCTTTCCGGTGTCTTTAAAACTTAATTAATTTAACTTATTAAAAATCAAAAACTTATGAAAGAAAATGAAAAAGCCCAAAATTCATCCTCAAATGGAAATCCCGTTCCCGCCCCCACCTGTAAAGAAATTCAGGAGTGGACTAAAAAGGATTTGGTGGCTGCTAGCTACTTTCTCTCTATGCTCTTGCGGTATCCAGAGATCGTCGACGATCTTGGTCGTCAAATATTCGAACATGCAAATAAACTCGAAGGCGGCGCCGCTATTGATCATCTTAACCAGTCAGAAAATGGGGTTCATTGATAGTATATTCCCTGCTGCTGCTGCTGCAATTGGCTTGGCTACACAAGGTGGGCCCAAACGCCAATATGAATGGAACAAACGCGCTGCCGAGGACACAAATCAAATGAATCGTGATAATGCCCAATGGGCTATTGATCAAAACAAAAAAATCCAGAATGAACAACGTATCTATGATTCGCCAGAATCTCAAATGGCTCGTTATAAAAATGCTGGTCTTAATCCTCATCTTATTTACGGTAGTGGCTCGTCGTCCGGTAGTGCCTTTCCTATATCGACTAACGGCATTGCTCCCTCTAGAATCGATGCTCCAAATGCTCAATATCCGGATGTGGCTTCAAGGTATATTCAAGCGGCTCAAACTGAGGCGCAAATAGGTCTTACCTCTGCAAAGACTAATGAGTCTTATGCTAAAACAGAACTTGTGCAAGTTCAAAAAGCGATAGCGGATACCAACCCTATGTTGGATCAAAAAGTATATCAATCTGTGATAAACTCTATGTCTGCAATTGCAGACGAAAAAGCACAGGCTGCTAACTGGGCTACACAAGGTGTTAAAGGTCAAGAAAATGGTGTTCGTAAAATGAATGCTGATCTACAAGCCTTGTTCAATAGAAATTTCCTTACTGGTGTTCAACAAAGTATTGCTGAGGCGGATTTATCAATCCGTAATCAGATATTCCAGTCTAAGGAATTTGAAAATGCTCTCAAAAAAATTGAGGTGGATTGGATGAAGTCTGGCGATATGTCTCCTGAACATATACGTCAAGGCTTGATGTTAATACTCTCAAAAATGATGGGACGATGAAAAATTTCGCTCCGTCTCGGAGAAATTTTGAAGCGTCTTGGCCTGACCGGCTTAGAGGTCCTCCCGTGAAACGGGAGAATAAAACCTATAGGTTTGATAGACTCTTTTTAATGTAAAAAGTGTCGAAAGTTGGGCACACTGATACAAAGCAAAAACCCCGAACGATGTCCCCGAGCAGATCGCAGCATGCAGACCGAAGGAGTTTACGACTGACGTCGATACGCGCGCTATCAGCGCAGGTGGACTAGGCCGGGTCCCCGGTTTTTGCAGTGACCAACTAAAATGTTTTTAATTGAATGTCTAATAAAAACTAAAATTTGAAATATGAAATATTCAAAAAAAAAGGGTTCCTCTTATAAAAAAAGGGGAACCAAACGGAGAGGTAAAAGATCTTCAAAAAAATCTCTTGGTACGTATAAAATGTCTCGTGGTGGAATAAGGTTATGAACTGTGTAAATCCCCGTACTATTCACGTCGATGGACGTGCTGAACCTATACAGGTTCCATGCGGAAAATGCATACCTGATCTTATGAACAAACGTGCGGATTGGTCGTTTCGTCTCGAGCAAGAATATAAATACTCGAAGTCTGCGATCTTCGTTACGCTTACTTATGATCAGAAGCATGCGCCTTCTGATGGTTCTCTCGATAAACGTCACTTGCAGTTGTATCTAAAACGCTTACGCAAAAAAGATGGAACTAATAAAATTCGTTACTATGCTGTTGGCGAGTATGGTACTCGCTCAGGGCGTCCTCACTATCACTTACTTCTGTTTAATGCCAATGAGTCGCATGCTCGATCTTCTTGGACGGATAGTAATGGTGATCCTGTTGGTATCGTGCATATTGGCTCTGTTACTCCTGCTTCTGTTGCTTATGTGACAAAGTATATTGTTCAACCGTTCTGCGAGGTTCAAGGTCTTCTAAAACCGTTTGCTACAATGTCTCGTGCTTATGGTATTGGTGGTCGTTACCTCTCTGATGAAATGGTACAATGGCACCGTTGCGATGATCGTAATTACGCTCTCCGTGACGGTGCTAAATGTCGTCTACCGCGGTTCTACCGCGAGAAAATCTGGCCTCTCGTAAAGGAAAACGAAAAGGCAACCCGTGTTACTCGCGCGTTTCAACGCGATCTCATATGGTTCAAAACTAAAGACCGTCAACGTGTCTCCTCTGCTTCTATGGCTCTCTCGTTAGAAAATCAACGTAAAGAAAAACAGTGGTATGTGGACAATCACGGAGATGATTGGGAACGAATAATGATAGAAGCTCGCAATGCTGTCTTTGCTCGTGTTAAAACAAAGGTTGCGTATACACAAAAATTTTAATTATGTCTTCATATGAAGGATTCAACACCGTACAACTGAGAAAACCCACTCGGTCTACGTTCAATCTCTCTCATGAAAAACGGGTGTCCTCTCGGATCGGAAAGCTTACACCGATCTTCATTACGGAAACTATGCCTAACGATACGTTCTACGGATCGTCTGAGGTGCTTATCAAACTTGCACCTCTTATTGCTCCTATCTATCATCGGCTAAATCTGTATGTGCATTACTTCTTTATCCCTAATCGGCTCCTCTGGAAAGATTGGGAGCCGTTTATTACTGGTGGTCGTCTTGGTGAAACTGTGACCTCTCCGCCTGTGCCGCCCTGTATTCCTATTGATTATTCTTTAGCCCAGGGCGATAATCTTCTTGATATTGGTTCTCTTGCGGACTATCTTGGTATTCCCCCGATGCAAGACGCTGACTCTGCTGCTTGGGGCGCCCGTAAACTTGATCTGATGCCTTTTGCGGCATTCTATCGTTGTTGGTATGATTATTATCGCGACAGGAATTATGTTGCGGATAACACGATGTTACCGCTTGTGTCTGGTTCTCAAAATGAGGCAGAACTTCTCCAAACACGATATCGTTGCTGGCAACATGATTATTATACGTCCGCGTTACCTTTTACTCAACGCGGCGCCGAAGTGTTAATGCCGTTACAAGGTACTGGTTCTGTTACTTATAAACCCATTTCGGATTACTTTGACTCTGGTGGAAATGTACCCGCTAATAATTCACCTACCGCCCTTAATGCTGGACAGCTTATTGGAACTGGTGGTGGTTCAAATCCTACTCGCGTTGAAAATATCGACGAGGTGGAACTTGTGTCTTCTGATGTCTCTATTAATGACCTTCGTCGTGCTGTTCGTCTTCAGGAATGGTTAGAGCGCAATGCGCTCGCTGGTTCTCGCTATAATGAATCTATCATGGCTCACTTTGGGCGTAAAACTTCTGACGCCCGTCTTCAACGTGCTGAATATCTTGGCGGTGGTAAAGCTGTTGTACAAATCAGTGAAATCATGACTACTGCCTATTCCGAAGACGGCGCTTCCGAACTTGTTCCCCCAGGCAACATGGCTGGCCGTGGTTCTACCTATGCTGATACAAATAAATTCAGCTACAATTGCGAAGAACACGGGTTTATTGTTGGTGTGTTATCTGTCATGCCTACTACTGCTTATATGCAGGGTATACCGCGCATGTTCGTTGCGCGTAATACGTTCTTAGATTATCCTTGGCCTTCATTTGCTCACCTTTGTGAGCAAGTGGTTTATGA